AATTGCGTCCATAAATTGGCAGTCAACTGTTCCGCGTCGCCTTGTATCAGGCTGTTTGAGGTAATGCTCAGCATGTAGCCGTTCTGACCGCTTTGATAAGATTGCTTTTCATCGTTTTCGACCGAGAGACCGGTAATGATGATGTCGTTTTCCTGCATGTCCGAAGTGAATCGTTCTGATTCGGAAATGACTGTGTCGGTAGTGTGATACCATTCCAGGCGCAGATGCCCCATCCAATCCATGTATGCGCAGGTGCCGGTGATTTCGGCGCACCATTGGAGTATTTGCCGATAGGTAAGATTATCCTCTGACGGAGCTTGCTGCACAATGAAGTCGCCGTTGGTCAACTGATCGAGGTCCGTTGCATTTTCTACATTGCATTTTTCGCAGGCGTCCGCTATGATTTGCTTGACCGTTGCCGGATAGGACAAGGTGCTGTTATACTGCTTGTCAAAGAGTACCATCCGATCCAATGCCGATAAGCTGATAATATTCTGCTTGCGGGGAATCTGATCCACCGTAAACCATCCCATGGGAATATATTGGGGCGCGTTGTAGATGTCGCTCGGATCCTTGACGCCGATTTGCACAAACAGATCGGCGCCCTCAAACACGGTATCGTTAAAGCGTCCGTCTTTATTGTTTAGCTTTAGCTTTAACTCCGCCGCAATCGCAGAGCCGATTTCGATCTTTTCGCCGGACACACAGTATCGGTCGATCGTCAGGCTACCTTGTACAATATCCTCCTGGGTAATATGTCTTTTTTCCTCATTGGTACCGTAAAACGCAATGTCCGCGTATTGGCGGCTGTGGTTTTGAAACAGCGTTTTGATTTCTTGAGTTGTCGGATACATACTTTACACCCCCGTGCGCTTGGTAATACTGAATGAAAGGCTTTCCCACTTTTCCAATTCGGCATTGTACAGCGGTGCGGAACGACTGTCCACGTAAAATTCCGCGGTGAGATAGCTGCCGCTCATGGCGTCCAGATATTCCACGGTGATATATTCGTTATTAAAGGCGGCTAAAATTTCAGCGGCTTCTTCTAATGTCAGATAGGTCCATGACAGGTCGATCCCGATTATCTGACCGATCCGCATTTTGTTCATCTTGACATCCTCGGTGCGTCCGGCATCCGAGGAGCTGATATCCTCCAGCTTCCAAACATAAGAGGAGGGGCATTTGGAAATGGGTGCTCCGTTTACTGTTTTGATTGGATTCATATTCATATACACCATCCTTGTGTAAATTATTGTTACTTCGACAAAATTTGATTGACTTTATTTGGTAAAAACATTATAATATGGGCAGAGGTTACACACCAAGCGGGATAATCGTTCTGCCGTCTCTGCGGTTTCTGCGTTCGGCGGCGGAAATGATGGTTTCGGACTTGATGCCGCCCTCATCAACCAGCTGGATGATCCAGTTGCCGCCGAGAGAGGCTTGGTTCATGGCGCGGGTGACCGCTCTGGCGATTCCTTCTTCGATCTGGTAGTTGTTGGCGACTGCCGTCCGGCTGCCGATAGTACCAACCAGCTCGGGACCGGCTTCGCGGGCGATAAACATCTGTCCCATTGACGGGAATCCGCCGGAGGCGAATTCCGGAATCATTATTGGTATAGAGATTCCTTTTCCTTTTAAAGGCCCTAAAATATCCCAATCTGGCAATTTGAATTTATTAATTTCTTTTATTATAGCATTAATTGCTTTAGCAACAATTCTAAAGGGAGTCTTAACAGCTTCACATATACCATCCCAAATATTTGTAAAGGCATTTTTCAGACTTTCTAATGCATCTTTCCAATTTCCTGCAAAGACATTTTTTACAAAATCAATAATATTTTGGAAAACCGCTTTTACTTTTTCGAAACGGGATATAACTGTGGAAGAGATTTCTTCAAAAACCTCACTGAAAATATCTTTTAACATTGCAATTTGATTTTTCATCGGTATAATGGCATAATTGATAATTTGCATTGTAATATTGAGTAATGGAACTAATGCCTGATTAATAATATCTATTATAGGATCCAGCAGAGTGAATACTAGATCTAAAATGGGCAGCAATAAATCAATCGCAGTGTTAAATATGGGCATTAATGCATTTAATATATTAAACAGGGGGGGTAATAATTTTTCTACAATTTGCAAAATAGGCGGAATCACCTCATGTATAACCTTGATCAAGATGGGCATAATGTTATCCATTGTATTACTTAATGAGCTTATCAGTAAGTCAATCAATGAATAAAGCTGCGGCAATAGATCATTGATAACGGGCTGTAAAACATCTATATTTTTTATAATGGGAGTTGCTATTTTGTTTAACAACTCCAACGCCATCGGCAGCGCTGTTTCGAATAACGGCTGCAGGGAGAGATACATGGATTCAAAAGCAGTGCTTGCTCCTTTTGAAAACTCGTCAAAGGCAGCTTTGGTTTCTTCGTTTGTTGATAAAAAATCAAAGCTTTCTTTAAATAACAAGCCCAGCGGTGTCAGTGAGGTGATAAATGCCTCTTTTAATTTTTTTCCATCTTTTTCAATGTCTTTGGCAATTACAGTTAAGCTTTTGTTGATTTCTGCCTGAATCTGTTTCATGGTTTTAGAAATTTCCGTTTCTTTTTTGCTCATATGCTGATATCATTCCTTTCATATCAATTGAGAGAGTAGAAATTATATTTTAAAAGGAGAGTATATATATGAAAAAAATTATTTTATCATTGTTATTACTGCTATGTATCATTTTTTGCACCTCATGCGAGATGGATATAGCTGAGTCTTCCGTGCCGGGATATGGAATTGAATCATTAGAGTTTTATGTGCAAAATCCTGATTTTTACTATACTTTAACTGAAGGATATCCTTCGACATATCGATCCTGGATCAACATCAGTCCTGCAGGAAAATATAAAGACGGAAATGTTGTTTTTGTTTCAGAAGATCCAAACATTGTCAAGGTTGAAGCCGGTACTGCTGCAGGTACTACAAGCCTTTGGTTCATTGCATCTCCCGTTTCGGCAGGCGAAACATACATTTACGCACAAACTGCGGACGGTGCCGTGAAATCTAGAAAATTAAAAATAATCGTAGATCCCAATCCAATGAAAAAATACCAAAAGAATGTTTCCAGTGACGCAGACAGTAACATAACAAGTAAATAATATGATAAAAAGGACTGCTTTAGTGTAGTCCTTTTTATCTTTTATCCAATGACCGATTCATTTTTGCTGCCCATGCTTCAAATTGAATGGCTTTATTTGTTTCGTGAACTGGACTTTTAAAGTCAATCGGTTTTTCAAAATATTGTATATCTTTTGAGAAATTAATTGCAATAGCTCGTGCAAAATAAATACCCTCCAGCCAAGCTGTAAAATTGGCTTTTTCACAAAAACATTCCATTTCAAATTCTCTTTTTTTATGATAAGCTTTTATAAACGGTTCTAATTTTTTCGGTGTTAATGTCCAAAAGGTGTGATAATCCACACCGATGGATAAAGCTTGCACTAACCATATGTTAATAATTATTTCTGATATAGTTTTATATTCTGTTACACAGTTGTCTTTTTCTTGCTCGCAGGAATTTTCTTTGCACGGTTCGCTGCGAGTGCTTGAAAAAAACCACTGTTATTCACCGAATCTGTGATATCTTGCATGATATCTTCTAATGTGCCGCCGTTTTTAATATGTGCTTCCAATTCTTTGCCTGCTTTGTCAAGATCACCAACGGCTAAGCCAATAAATGCGCGAATGGTAGCTAGAGGCTTTTTATCCAAAGATGTTAAAGAAATCCCCATGTCTTCTAATTTACAAATCGAGTTGAAGGTCAATTCCGGCATTTTATAATTTTTTCCATTTAAAATCATATTTTTTAAGCGTATCGTTTTTGATGCGCTATACCACCTTTCAAATGATTTTTGTAAAAAGGGTTGCTTTTGCAACCCTTTTATTTAACAATAAGTTGCACTTAAACTTGTTTGATAATTTTAGTTTCTGGCAGAATAGAAATTTTCATTTCAACGACGCCGTTAACTCCACCGCCAACAACCCAAACAGATAGCTGACCATCCCAAATAAATTTACCGTTAGCACCATTTTCTCCAAAATACAATGCAAATTTATTTGTGCCAGAGGAGAGTTCTAACAAAGCTTCATAATCGACCGTAGAATAATTTGCCGTAAATTCCATTGCAGCAGTTGTTTCAACGCCTTTAACAAAGGTCTGTGCGGTATCAGAGAGCGTAGTTGTTTCAATAGTCTGAGGAGCTGCACCTAAATCAGGGAAGGATTTAATATCAACAAGCTTTGAATATGTATAGTTGTTGCTAGATGATTCTTTCGTTCCTTTCATTAAGGTAATTCCGCAAGTGCTCATAGCCATAATAAATTCCTCCAATTAATTAGTCGTTATTTTTTTGATAAATTCCATCGGTACACTTTGGAATGTATTGTTATCCAACAGTACGATACCCACAGGGATAAGCACGTCGGGGTCATCTTCGGAACTTTCAACAGAGATATCAACTAAGGTTCCGTTGTATTCCGTCCCTTTATATGCTCTGGTCGCAAGATCCCAGTACCTGTCCAACAGGCAGACGACCTGAATTTTTTCCGTCATTGCTGTTCACCTCCCTTTTGAGTAATCTTTTTTGCCGTATTGGCTGTAGCGGAACAGGAAGACTGCTCGGAGTAATTTTCTATTATTTCCGACCATAACGGGTCTTTCGTTTCAGCATCCAGTTCCCGCTTCAGCGAACACATCTCCTGATAAAGTGTAAGATGTACTGCTGCCATACAGCGTTTCAAGCTTTTTTCGTATTCCTTACTCAATCGTTCGCGTTCGCGGTTTAACCGAGCAGCGACAATACGGTTGAGCTCGATTTGAGTAAATTTCTTTTCCGCCATATGTAACTCCATTTAACGTCTGTAGACGATTATTCCATGCAGCTTTTTACGCCGTCAGCAAGTTTTGGGCTATTTCAAAAGAGCTTTTTGACTCTTACACCAAACAGAAAGAAAAAGAAAGCGTTTTTGTAAACCTCAGTATCAAATTATTTCTAAACTTATTTTTCCATGTATGTTCTCAGGACCAATAAGCCGCGTGTTTTAGTGCGGTTTACCGCTTGGCGGCTGATATGTAAGAAATTTGAGATTTCAACATCGCTGTAACCATAATAATATTTATATATAATGATCAATCTCTGTTTTTCGGTAAGCAACTGCAATGCCGACGATAAGGTCAAGTGATTGTCATTTATCGGCTCACATGACAAAAAATAGTCGCAACAATCTAAGCCTATCCATTCTTGCGCTGATTTGGACTTTGATAATTGCAGATATTTGTTTCGTATACAGGCTGCGATGTATTTTTGAAGATCACAGGTTTCATTCATATAGAATTTGTTCAGCGGAAGCTGGTAAAGCAGTTCTATCAGGAAAACATTCAGCTCCTGTAATGCATCATCATCGTGCAGGCGAGCAGCGTAAAAACGGATCAAGCGCTCAAAAACTTCATATATTTTATCGAAGGCATTCGTGTTTGCTTCTTGATATGTTCGAACTAAAGGAATAAAATCAAGATTGTACATCTCCAGCGCTCCTTTCTCTAAACAAGAGAAAGAGAAAAACGAAAGATTTGTAAACCCGCAATATAAAATCGTTTCCTAAAATATCGGCTTATGCCACAAATGTAATAAATAAAGCGGAAACCAGTTTCCCGGTTCCCGCCGTATTTAGTCAAAGTAGAGATGAAAAATCATTTTACCAGGTATATTCTGGCTTTTGCTCAATTACATCCGTTGCTCCTCCGCTGCCTGATACTTTATAAACCACGACTGCCCGGTAAGTACCATGTGATGATAATTGCAGGGAATGGCTTGTACTACCGCGATAGCCGGATATGGTATCACTCCAATATCCCCCTGGAAC